GGACGAACACGCTGTTGGCGGCTTCGAGCGTTCCGGTGACGACACCCCCGGCCAAGGGCAGCATGCGGTCGGCGTATTGCCTGGTGCAGGCACCCAGCGGCTGCACCGGATCGCCCGAGAGGGTGAGCAGCCCGGTCATCCCGCCCCCGGTGAGCGGCACCGCGTTCTGCGCCAGCTGCATCGCCGAGTTCGCCAGCACCCCGACCGCATCGACATATTGTTTGGGTGCAGCATCCATCGCATTGGTCGGGTTGACCGCCAGCCTGAGCAGCCCGGTCATAATGCCGCCGCTCAACGGGACGAACGGCCCCGACGCCGGAGTGATCGCGTCCACATAGGCCTTGGTGGCGGCGTCGAGCGGCTGCACCGGCGGCCCCGAGAGCGTCAGCCCGCCCAGCATCACGCCCCCGGCCAAGGGCAGCCACGGGCCGTCCTGCAGCACCGGATCGTCGGTGTCGAGCTTTACCGACCAGGCTGCGTTCCATTCCTGGGCCGAGGGCACATAGCCCGGAAGCCAGGCCGGGTTCCAACCAGGACCCATAGGAAACACCGGAGGAATTCCGCTCATGACTGCACCTGCAGAAGCTGGGAGACCGCCTTGTTGAGCAACGTCGTCGCGCGGCCATCGTCGGTGAAGGTATCTTCACGGAGCTCGCAGCGACCGACGCAGTAGTAGAGGCACGCGTTGTAGACCATCTCGCTCAACGGGAACGGCGTGCCCATGTCGTTGGCCGCGGTGTAGTAGGGCAACGACCGGCGCAGCCGGCGCCGCCCCCGCGCCAGGAACAGATCGGGCCGCTTGGCGCGCGCCTCCACCATGAAGCCGTTGATCGCTTCCATCATCTCGTCGTCCGAATAGCGCAGCACGCCCCCTGACGTGGGCAGCTTGTCCTGCAGGAGCGTACGCGCTTCGCCGATCAGCGCACCGAAAGTCCGGCCCACACCGGCATTAACGACGGCGCCGCTCATGCTCCTTCTTCTCCTCCTTGCGGCCGCGCTCCTTCTTCTCCTCGCGCTTCTTCTCCTCCTTCTTGTCCTCCTTGCGCTCGCGCCCGCGGCCGGGCTCACGGCGCGCCGCCTCGAGCCGCTTCTGCCCGGCGGCGTCCTCGCGCCGGTCGCGCGCCGACCGCTCGTAGGTCCGGTGGCTGAACCCGGTGGCGCGCTCGCCCTTCTTGTCCTCGCGCTTGTCGTCGCGGGATCCCTCATACTCTCGTGCCATGGATGGCTCCTTTTCTGGCCGCCGACGCGGGGAAGCTGTGCCGGCGGCCATGTTTACGACGGTCGTAACGTCACGTTAGCCCCTGACGGCATAGAGCTCGGCGATCGCGATGCCCTGCAGCACCTTGAAACCGAACACCTGCAGCCCCCGCATGAGGTTGGAGAACGAACGCTCGCTCCTCATCGTCTCCATCTTGGTCAGCTGCGAGGCGAAGCTGGCCCCGGTCGGATGGCCGGCGAAGATACGGAACGCGGTCGCGGCACCTTCAGCGGCGGTCGGCAGCAGGTTGGACGAGTAGATCGTGAACCGATCGATCATGCCCAGCCGGCCATTGCGCGACATGCTGACGCCGTCGCCCGAGATCGAGGCGTTGCGCAGGTCGGACTTCTTGACCAGGGCCGCCACCCAGGGCGGGATGACCAGATACCTCCCGGTCTCGGGGATGTTCTGCTCATCGAGGCAGGTGCCGAGGTCGACCACCGAATCGACGATGTTCAAGGGCGTCACCAGCACCGGCGCACCGGCGGCGCCGAGGTTGATGTTGCCCGAGATCTTACCGGCGGTGAGGCCCTTGTTGGCGGCGTCCACGCCGGCATCGATCAACCCGAGGCACTGGGTGTCGATGTTGATCTTCATCTGTTCGGACGCGTCATCGGCCCACAGCGACAGTTGGTTGATGTCGCTCTGCACTTCCATCACGTCGTCGAGCGCCTCGTTGAAATACTTGGCAAAGTCGATGGTGAAATCGACGATGTTCGAGCTGGGCCGCTCGATCAGCAGGTCCTGGTTGACCTGGTAGTCGCGGATCGTGATGGTGGGCTTCTGGCGAATGTGCACCGTATCGCCCTGGTTCTTGATCTCTCCCTCATAGTCGGTGTTGGCGATCGCGCTGAGCACGGTCGCGGCGTAGAACTTCTCCAGCAGCTTGCCCGACCAGATCTCGGGGATGAACGTGCCGGAATACGGTGGGACCGGATTTGGTCCGGCCCAGGGGGTACCTGCAACGGGGACAGCCATGTGCCCTTGCTCCTGTCAGCTCCCCTACGACGCGTTGTTTACGACGGTCGTAAAGAATGGGTTAAGGTCGAATGCGGCCCTCCCTACCGGCTGCGAAGATGTCCTGTTCGATCGCTTCGGCATCCGCCTCGCGACCGCGCCACATCCCCCGCGCCCTGTCGTCGTAGAACCGCTTGATCTCCGCCTGCCGCCACAACCGTCGCTCAGGAGCGCCCGGCAGCTGGACGGACGCGACTGGCGCCCGGCCCGGCACGGCCAGATCGGCAAGGGGCAGCGGCGCCGCGGACGCACCGGTCATGGCACCGGGCGCGGTCTGGCGCGGCTGTGTCCCTACGGCTGGCTCTGCCTGGGTATGCTCGCGTTGGAAGGTCTGGAAGAAGTTGGCGACACGGGCAGCGTCGCCCATGCCGTAGGCTTCATTGGCCAGATCCGAAAAGGTCCGGCCGCTGAATCGCTCGACCTGGCGCAGCCAGGTCTTGAATGTCTCGTCGTTGTTGAGCGCCTGCCAGCCCGGCACCAGCCGGTCCAGCTGCGCGTCGATCCCCTGGGTCGCGGCCTGCTGTGCGAGCTGCGCGTGCGCCCCCTCGATCGAGAGGATCCGCCGCTCCCAGTCCTGCAGCAGCGGCGCGAACCGCGCCTCGGCCCAGCGCTGTGAGGCGTCCACCAGCTCGCGGCCGTAGGCGTCGATGTCCTCGGGCGGGATCTCGCGCACCGGCGGCGGGTTGATGTAGCGCGGTGCCGCCGCGGGTGCCTGCTCGGGGGCCATGGGCGCAGGTGCGGCGCGTGCCTGCACCTGTGCCACCAGGTCCTGCAGTGCACGGATCTGGCCGCGCAGCTCGGGCATCTCGGCGTTGTACTTGCCCTGCAGCGTCTGGTAGCGCTGCTCCCACTCGGCCTGCGACGGCTGCGCCGGAGCGCGCGGCTCGACCTCGCCCGGAAGCGGCGCGGGCGACGCGCCGGGGATGTCCAGAGGCGAGGGTGGCGAGGGTTCCGCGAGCGCGACATCTGCTCCCGCGTCATCCCCACCGGGACCATCACTGGCCGGCGGCACGTTGGCGATGCCGGCCTCGCGCGCCAGCTGATTGGCCCGCTCGACCTGCTCGCGCACCGCGCGCGGCAGCACCGGGGCCCACGGGTCTTCCTGGGTGACGCTGGCGTCAGGCATCGACGGATTCCTTCCGCGGCTTCAGCGCCGGCGGCTTCACCTGGGCGAACGTGCGGCCGTAATAGGCCGCCTCGTAGGCGACCCAGAGGTGATAGAGCGCCCGCGCGTAAGCGGTTTGCTCGACCCGCTGATCGACCGGCCCTTCGAACGAATCCAGCATGAACTTCTGCGCCAGCGCGCTGAGTTCGGTGAGCAGCTGCTCAAATGCCGCGTTGCCGCGCAGCTCGCCCAGGCAGTCATAGGCACGCTTGCCGATGTTGATCCCCATAAAAACCCCCTGGGCCTCACTCCGTATCGGGCGAGGTCATCGAATAGTCGGTGTTCGACGCGCCTGGCTGACCCACCTTGCCCGGACCGAGGCCGCCGCGGATGCGCCGCATCTGGCCGGTGCCGCCGCGGATCGCGTGCAGGCTACCGGACGGAGGTGCCTGGCCGCCGGCCAAGCCACTGAAGGAGTGCCCCTTGCCATACTGTCCCATCATCCGGCTCATCGGGTCGCCCTTGGTGATCGTCGAGCGCAGGCCCGAATGCGGCGAGCCCAGGTCCTGCTGGACCGAGTTCTTGCCCAGCGAAGGCGCGCTCACGCCCCCTGTCGAGGTCCCGCCCATCCCGCCACCGGGGGCGAACAGCGTCCCGCCCACGCCCATCGGCAAAGCTGCTCCCGCCATCCTCGCCTCCCTCGCCGCTCGCCTCGCTCGTCTCAGTCACACTTCACGCCGTCGACCGCGTAGGTCGAAGCCCGGATCTTCTGCGGGTTCCAGTCGGTCCTGTGCACATCGGCGCCCCGCTTGCCCTTCGGGTAGTGACGCTCCGAGCCGGTCGGGCCATTGTTGCCCTCGGATTTGTGGCCACCCGAGATCATCTCGAGCTTGTCTTCGTGCCTGTCCTTGTCGCCCTTCTTGGCGTAATCGGTGCGCTGCGAGCGCTCCTCGTCGTCGTCGTCGCGGTCACGGGCCATCACGGTTCTCCTT